TATATCGAACCGTAAATTCAACATTTCCAATAGCAGTTTCTCTTGCAACCATTTCTTTTTCGTCCGTTCCAACTCGCTTGTATTCAACCGCTGCCCAAACCGTAGCAAAGGTTGACCAGGATTTGTTCACTTGTCCGGATGCGGAACGAGTTTCTGTTACGGACTGGATTACTATCCGTTCATTCATTCGACCAAGTACCTCGTTCTTCTTCCAGATCATATTCCTACGAATAAATTGTAATTTAATCTATCAAGTAACGATTGCGAAGCCGAGTATTTTTCCTTTGCGTAATCGCTTCGGTTATGGTACATATCGGACAAAACTAATCTTATTGCTTGTCGAATCGAAGCCGGTACATCCGAACTTGCATCTCCGTATCCAACAACGTATGTAACCGTTAGCGAATTGATTTCGGCTAAAATATCCGGAAATACTTCTCCGTAAGCCGGTGTGATTCGTGCAGCTTTACGATGCAAATCCACCTTGTATAAGGAACTGTTCCACGTTTGTTCCACTTCGTTTGTGTCGGTGTAAACGATTGATGTAACGGATTGAACCGGATGCGCAGTAAGGTACAAGGTTGGAAATAAATCTGTTATTTTCGCTTTAGGAACTTTGTCGTAAACTTCCGAAACAGTTTGCGTAATGAATTTTTGACCCAGGTATTCCTCACAAAAATTCGTAGCAGCCAATACAAGGTCATCAATAAGCGTATCATCAGCGGATGTGTCTAATTTTAAATAGTTCTTTGCCTCACTCGTTGTGAGCATTGGTGCAGATGGACCTGATAATACCTTAAAATAACCCATTATTTAGTTTTACGAGTTGTTCGTTTTTTTGCTTGTGTAGTTGCCGATTCCGCTTCCGTTGATGTTTTGGTTTCAACCTTTTTTGCCGGTGCATCCACCAAAACTGCATAGCCTTCTTTTATTAATTTATCTGCCAATTCCTTATGAACAAGTCCAGAATGACCCGCATTATAAGCCATCCTGAACTTGCCTGTTGGCGATTTGATAAATTTAACTCTTACCAAATCCGACATATTAATAAGGTTTTTTCAATGTGATTCTATGGGTATAAACCGCAGATTGAGTACCAGCACCGGTAATGATAATCCTTTGTCTTACACCGTAAACATCTCCAAACATATCGGTAATTTCACCATCTGCATCAACCGAATCAGTTGCTATTGTGTACCACTCATCTCCGCTTAATGCGTTCGATTCTTGAACAGTTAAGGTTAAGTCAATAGTACCAGATTCTTGAACACCCTTAACCGTGTGGTTATATTTCCAGAATGAATACAAATACGGACTAATTGTAATAGTATCCGCTTCGGTGTCTGTAATGGTATCTGAAGCAGTCGTTCTATAAATCTCGTAACCGGCATCGAACTCGGAGTTCCTTGCTGCCGTGAATATGATGGATGCAGCCAAAATGACTGCACCACCTACTAACATAAATTTATTCATTTTATTTTCCATTTTAGGATTTGTTAAATTATATTCCTTGAACTACGGAAGCATCTTTCATAGCAGAGAATGAAGCAGCGTGTCTAACCGCAATATCCCACCAAGAATTAACTACCAATGTAACCAAGGCATTTTTAGCACTTGTGTAAGGATCAACTACCAAGTCAATTCCCGCCCATTGTCCGATTAATAATTCAGACCAATTACCGAAAATGATAGCGTGAAGACTTGATCCGTTACCTTTTGTTAAATCAGAAGGAACTAAAGTAGATACTCTTGCTCTGTATCCGTTTAATTGTCCTTCTCCAGCAACCGCGCCATCAACAAAAATAAACTGTGCAGTATTGTTTGCCTTTTCAGCAGTTTTCAAGTAACCTCTAACACCGGGAGTAGTTAAGTAAGCCAAGTTGCCGAAATCAGCATTGGCAGAAGCTACATCTGTTTCCAATTCGATAATGTTAGCAAAAGTTGGGTTTGCTCCATCAGTACCTCCGGCAACATCTCCAATTCCGCTTGTATTAAGGATACCGGTTGGTTGGTTGCTTGAGCCAGAACCATTAATCGCAGCAGTATCTAAAGCATTAGCAATCGCAACGCTCAAACGATTTCTTACCATATTTTCCACATCTATGGTAGATTGAACCATTAATTGCTTACTAATATCGGTGAATGCTCCTAATCTGTTTGGAGTCATCTGGATTCGGTCAAACGTTGGACTTGTTTCCGCATTAATGTCGTTTTCGCCTTCCCAAGCAGCTGAAGCAGCAGCATCGTTTCGTGGAAAATCGATGTTTGATGTCAATCCGGTTAAGTAAGTTGCTCCCAATGATTCAGTTACTAATCTTGGATCTAAAAACGGAATCAAATCACCTACTTCAGTTTGAATAGTGAATCCACCTTGAGTGGTAGTACCAGCAGTCATATCTCTTTTCGTACCCGGAGTTCTCATCAACATCTTTGGTACAGTCAAGTTACCATTTGGAGATACACCAGCTTGTCTTGCCTCGTGTACACCTTCTTGGTGCATTTCGGCAGCAACACCTTCTAATCTTCCTCTTTCCACTAATTGAGTGATTGCGCCATCCTTACCGGTCAATCTAAATTCAGTAGAAGCCTTTTCTTCTTCAGTCTTTTTGCTTACGCTTCTTCTTGCATCCTCATTAGCCTTTCTTTTAGCTTCTTCGTTAGCTTTTCTTAACTCTTCAGATTCAATAAAGGCTTCTCTTTCAATAGACTTATTCAAATCTTCGGCTCTTTTGCTTAATGAATCCCACTTTGAGTTCATTTCTTCGGTAAATTCATTACCTCCAGCGGAACGGTGCAAAGCAGTCATTTGCTCCAGCACTTCCGCCCTTTGCTGACGTAATTCGTCTGATTTTTTCATAATTAATTTGAATTTAATTTGTGTAAATATAATTCACGTTGCTTAATCGCATCCGTGCTGGAATTATCTTCCGTTTTATTATCCTTGTTTAAAAATTCCTTTGCTCTTGCCATTACTGATGTTGCCTCGTAAGCCGGAAACGTAACCGGAGCAACATCGTATAATCGCTTTATTTTCTTAATAGTTCTGTAAACGTTTCCATCTTCCATTCTAAATTCGTCATCTTCGATTGTAAACGCGAATGAAGATTGACTAATATCACCACGTTTGATGGATTCATACATATCCCTTCCTAATTGCGTATCTGGTAAATCCACTTCGTAAGCTAAACCTTTTTCGTCCTTCATTAATCGAAGCGTTCCGGATACGGTTCTGCCTAAAACGTAATTCTGGTCGTGATTGAATAATGCGCGAACATCACTCATATCCGTTTCATCGAATGCGCTCGAATCGATTTGCTCTATGAATCCACCCAAATCACCCGATGGTGAATTGAATGTAGCTGCGTATCCGCGTACGGTTCTCTTGGATTCGTCATCGTGCATTGCGCGTAAATCCAATCCAAATGTTCTTATTTCTTTTTCCATTTTATCTTCTCTTTCTGATTCTGGTAAATTCTTTATCTTCCTTTCCGCCCAATCTCTCATCGCATCTCCTCCCCAGGCATCATACATAATTGATCCGCAAATCTCATTTCCATCCTCATCTGTATATCTGCCTTGGTCATAGGTTTTTGCTCTTGATAGAAAACTAAAGGTTCTTTTTATCGTTTCAACACTTAATTTTTCTTTTCTCGCAATTTGTCCGGCTCTTGTCCAGCCAACTTGAGTTCCGCAATCCGAACCCTTTTCTTCCTTATGTTTAATCGCCCTTTTAGCGTTATTTACTGCTGCTTCTGGATAATCGTTGTACGGCATAATTACGGATTTACATTTTCCTTTGAATTAGATGCCAATGGCATTCCGTATTCATCTCCACCTTCGTATCCGTTTAATCCTTCCTTCTTTCGTATCTCGTTCGGATTCAATGCGCGAATGTTATACATTGTTTGATACAATCTTGCTCTTGAATCGGTATCGCCTTGTAATAATCCATCCAAATCGAACTTGACAAAGGTTTTCCCCCATTGGTCGCGCGGAAACAATTTGGAGTTAAATTCGGATTCGATTCGCTTCGTCCAGCTCCGCAATGTGTATTGGACGAAGATTCTATTTAATAATTCGGCATTGTTAAAGGTTTCGGATTGACCCAATAACGTAACCGGAACACCGGTAATATTGCTTATGTCCGTAATGGTAAGCCTTCTTCCTTCTATGTCGTTTGCATCAACTCCTTTACCTGTAGATTTATATTTAACTCCATTCGATAATAATGCCGTTTTTCCACTATTGTCTGGTCCCTGATAATTACGATTCCAACTCTCCTGGATTATATCTCTTTGCTCCTTACTTAATGCCTGATCCGTTTCTAATACACCACCAATTTGCGCTCCGTTTCCATAGAAATTCGCTCCGTGTTGGATTTCGGCAATTCCGCGTCCAAGAGTATCTTGTTGGTAATCGATAACGGATTTACCTAAAATTCCATCTTCGGAGTACATTCTTAAATGAATAATCTCCGAAGCTTTAACAGATGCACCGTGTTCGTGAATGTAATAGAAATATTCGCCTTCAACCTTGAATTGTTCCCATTCTTCGGTAATCAAGTGTAATCTATCAATATTACCACTTGAATCGGTCATTATATGTATTAGTGCATTTCCGCCTTTGTAGTTGCTTGATCCAGTAAATAACTGCCTCACCAAAGTTTCCATATACGTAAACTTGTCGCGAGTCGGCTCAGGTCTAAAATTAATTAACGGATACAATGGATGGTTAACCGCTTCGGTTATGTTTCCTTCTTC